TTTCCTCTATGACCTCTTCAGCCCAAGATGTTTCAGGATACCACACCATACCCGCTTCGAATAGTGGGGCCACAGAGTTCATACGAGCGTGCTTATCATTACCCCGGCTCGGTGTAAAATTCACCACCGGAATGCCCGAGGACCGAAGTTCTTGAGTCAAGGGCAGCCCCGCCGCCTTCGCTTCGATCAGGATTACTTCAGGGTCCCAGTATTTGCTTTCTTCAAAAGCAATCCTCTTCAGGTCCGGGAACTCCCACCTACCCTTCTTGGCATCAAGAAGAATCACGTTTGGGGCAGTATCCTCCCTTGGATAGAACACGCCCCACGTCTGAATCGAGGTAAAGTCAGCGGTCCGAGTTTTCAGGAACGCGGTATCGTAACTCTGCATAACATAATGGAGCCTCGGAATATCGTCCTTCTTCCAAGGTTTCCACCACTCGCGCTTGATAATTGCAGCCGTGTCAGACGTCGGCTTCTGCATGTACTGCGCGTTCCACTGTGTCAGTGGAATCGAAGCCCTGATCTTTTCAAGCTCCTCGATCTTCCAGTATTCCGGCCAAAGCGCAGCACCACTGTCCAAGATTGCCGGAAGTTCGATAACTTCCCACTGATCGGCCTTTGGGTCCCTTGCAGCCTGTTTCAAGAGGCGAGCCGTCAAGTCGTTCTCGCCCCATCGTGTCATGACCAGAATGATCGCACCACCCGGCTGAAGGCGCTGTCTAGGTCCTGAAGTATACCAATCCCACGCATTTTCCAGCGCCGTAGGCGACATAGCATCCTGTTCTGAATGAGGATCATCCACGATGAACAGATCAGCACCGCGACCCGCAATGTTACCGCCCACCCCTGCCGCGTAGTATTCCCCGCCATCATCCGTCTCCCAACGATATGCAGCCTTTGAGTCAGACCTTAGTCGAACATCAAACAGGCCCTGATATTCCTTTGTCTCCATGAGATTCTTGACCTTACGACCAAACCTGATCGACAGATCCGCCGTGTGGGTCGCCTGCATGATCTTCATGTTTGGTTTCTTGCCAATCATCCAAGCAGGGAAGAGATAGCTGGCAAACTCCGACTTTGTATGACGAGGCGGCATATTAATAATCAGCCGCTTCAACTCGCCACGAGCAACGGCCTCAAGCTTCTCGGCAACCATTCTATGATGTTTGCCCCCAATAAAGGACGGCCACATCATCGCTACAAAATCCATGAAGTTTTGTTGGGCTTTGTCTTGATGTACAAATTCTTCAGCTCTGCCCATAAGCGCCGCAAGTCTACGGAGCTTCTTGGTTTTCTCGTCTTCTACAATCACTACTTAGCTCTCCAAGCTCGGTTCTTTGAGCGTGACATGACACGAAGGTTTGAGCGAGCGTTCGATCCGCCCGATCTCACCGGCTTAATGTGATCTACGTCTTTTCCGTCGCCCTTGGTGACAAGGCCCGCTTTCGCCATTTTCCGCCGAGCTTGGTTACGCAAAGTGCGCTTCTTGACGTTTTCAGGGGTGGCATTGTATCCACGATCCATCTTACGGATTTGTGAAGGAGTACGGTGTGAAGAAGGATCCCGCTTCTCTTGTTTCACGTGAAACCCCTTTTTGTGTGCCAACAGGATTAGACGTAGACTTATACGACATAGCAAGGTTCTTCAGCAAGGTGTCCGTAGATAGGCAAGACCGATGCTGGGAATGGAAGGGCGCTTTTGTCACCGACGGGTATGGGACCTTCCACGTACTTGGCAAACACTACCTTGCCCACCGCTTCAGCTACATGCTGGCAAACCAAAGAATAGATTCAGAGACTGTCGTAAGACACAAGTGTGATAACCGATGGTGTGTGAACCCATACCACCTAGAGTCAGGCACCCACGCCGACAATATGTCAGATCGTACAATGCGGGGGCGTACGCCGAGGGGGCCCCGTAACGGACATGCAAAACTGACCGAAGATAATGTCCGCGCCATCCGGAAAGATACTAGATCTTCAGCAAAGATTGCCGCCGACTACGGAGTCGGAGGCGATACTATCAGACGGATCAAGTCCCGCCGAAACTGGGCATACCTTGCAGACTAGTGGTAGTCGATTAGGTCTACGTCAATAATCGGCTCGTCCGTGTCATCGTCCGTGACAATGTCACCAATCTCAATGGCCGTGTCGCCGTCAATCATCAGAACTGGCTCATCAAAGGCTGCCATGAACTTTTCAAGGTCTTCTTCCAGCTCTTCGACGGTGTTTCCCATCGGAGTCATGTTGGCTTCCGTCCAGAACTCTATCTCGTCGTCATCGCCGTAGTAGACTTCCTTGATTGCGTAGATGTCCTCTTCCAACGGGCTGCCGCCGGGGATCAAGAAGACGCGATAGTTCCATGTCATGACAGCCTCCTGTTTTTGATTTTTTTATACTACCACGGGGTGCCGGGGACCCAAAGCCGTTTTGCTCGTAGGGGGGTCAGCGGACTTTTTTGCGTTGCTCACATACCGTGAAAAATCGGGATAATAGGACAATCTCAGCGGACGCGGGCCCGATAAGGGGGGTCCGAGGTCCGTGGCACGATGTCATGTCACCTTGAAAAGTGGGCAAGGGACCCGCTGCCCTGTCATCTGTCATGTCATGCTGTCCTTTGTCATGGCACGCTGTCATCGGTCCGCTGTTCTTGGCACGCTGTCATCGGGCCTTTTGTCATGGCATGCGACACAATGACACAGAAAAAAGTGAGGTGTCAAAAATTTGACAGGTCTGGGGCCGTGGGCGGCGGGCCTTGTTTTTTGTTATCTTTCAAGAGTTTATTTCATGCCATGACATAAAATCACTGTTTTCTTGCGACGTGCCAATTTGATTTGACACGGGGCGCCGAATCATGCCAAGAAAGCGGCATGACAAGCGCGGGGCTTGTCACTAGAAAGCAGAAAGAAAGAGTCATGAATTTATCAGCAGAACAAAGAAGCGCCCTTCGTAAAGCTATCGTCTCGCATGATGGATGGACTAATTACAAGAAAGCACGTGGTGACATGTCGATTTCATCTTACTCGAAAGATGAAATTTTGAGCGCGGCGCGGGCTCTTGGGATTGATATCGAAAGCGCCATCCGTGGCGAATACAAAGCGGAAAAAACAGGCGGCACGTATGTATTCGATGAGGTGGACAATGCCGCTGATGACAAGGCGGAAACAAAGCCCGCCATCGCGTCGCCATCATTCGACAAGAATGAAGCGGGCTTGCCTATATGGCATCTAGTGAAGGGCCACGCCCTTTCGGAAATTTTCGACCAAATCAAGCCCGCCATCGAAAAAGCCCTTTCAAACGTCTCGACAGTGAAAATCGAGATGACGTCAAACGGCGTCAAGGTAGGGGAAAGCGCGGGCCATCATCATCCAATGTTCAGCACGCTTTGCCGTGTCCTGTCATCGCGTCAAGCGGACGGTTTCGCCCCTAATGTCTGGATCGCGGGCCCCGCCGGATCAGGAAAGACGCACAGCGTCAAAGCATTCGCCAAAGCGGCGGGCTTGCCCTTTTACTATAACGGCGCTTTGCGTGATGCGTTCGAGTTGCTTGGATATAAAGACGCCCACGGCGTATATCATACTACGCCCTTTCGAGAAGCTTACGAAAAAGGCGGTGTTTATCTGTTTGATGAAAGTGATGCGTCAGACAATGCCGCGCTTCTCGCTTTGAACGGGGCGCTTGCCAATGGCATCGCAAGCTTTCCGGATGGATTGATCGAACGTCATCCGGATTGTCGCATCATTGCGACAGGCAACACATGGGGCTTGGGCGCGACGGCGGACTACGTAGGGCGCGGAAAGATTGACGCCGCTTTCCTTGATCGCTTCGGTGTTCGTCTATCATGGGGCTATGACGTCGCGCTTGAAACCGCAATTTCAGGCAATGCTGATTTTGCGCGGCGTGTTCAGGCGGCGCGTGAACGTGCAAGCGCGGCGGGCTTGAAAGTCTTAATCACGCCCCGCTCATCCATTGCGGGCGCGGCGCTTATCGCGGCGGGGCTTACGCATGACGAAGCGGCGGCGATGACTTATCTCGCTAATCTCTCGAATGATCAAAAGAAGATCATCGAAGGGCGCTCGTGATCGAACGCGAAACAGGAAAGGGTTTTACCATGCACACAATCAAGCTTGACGTGATCGACACGTGTCCGAAGACAGACGGTAAAGACGTCTTCTTAATCAGCGATAATCTTTCGGGCTTTGTTGAAAGGGCGCATATCGTGCCGCAAGATAATCCAAATCGGAAACAATGCACAGAAAAGGAAAGCTGGACCGGAAAACAAAGCTATGACACGGCGCTTAATTATGCGCGAAACGGCGATCTTTCTGGAGTGCCCGCAAGCGATGCGTTCTTGTCACGTTTCGAAAGCTTACATGCGGCGCGCCCCGCTTGGGCACGTGTTGCGGACGTGATCGGCTCTTCCGCCATCATAAGCGCCGCGATCAATGGTCACCCGCTTTCGATGCGTCGTCGCGTTCGCGTCGCATCGGAAAACGCCCCTCTTGCGGTGTGCGTCGATCTTGTCTCTTCCGGCGGCATCGATGCGAAAATCTTAAGAAAGCGCGGGGCCTTAATTCTTGCTCTTGTTCGCGCCCTTTCCGCTTTGCGCCCCGTCGAATTATGGTGCGGCGGATCATCGCTTCCGTTTGATCAAGAAGACACTTTTCATGTTTGGTGGCGGATGGACACGAGCCCGCTTGATCTAGCACGTGCCGCGCATGTCATGACGTCGCCCGCTTTTTCACGGGGCTTGCTCTATGGTGTAGTGAGCGACGCCGCAAAAAGCTTTAGTGGCTTGCGTTGGCCCTATAATAATCACTACTGGTCACGTGCCAACATGCGCCCCGTCTTATCGCGTGTCATTGGATCAGGTGACATGCTTTGCATTGCCGCGCCACATGCGGCGGATCGCTTAGTTGACGAGCCAGAAGCTTGGTTTTCAGACATGCTTAAACAGTATGGCGGGCTTGATGATGAGGCTTGATTTGATGGACGCCCTAGGGCTTGAGGTAAGAAGCGACGGGCCCGACGGGCTTGTCGTCTTACGTCACGGCGCGGTGGAAGCTTGGATCATTCGGTCATCGCGTGATCGCAATTTATGGAAAGCTTCGAACGTGCGCGGGCAATTATTTGAAGAGCGTTCTGGCTCACGTATTCTGGACCGCATCGCGGAAAACTTAGCGCCCCGCCGCGCTTGATCTTTCGGCCCCGCTTATGTCATCGGCCCCGCCATCCGTGGCGGGGCTTTTTTGTTGCGCGTCATCTTCCAAGGGGATCTCGATAAGCGCGAGTTGATACCCAAAGACCCGCGCAATTTGTGCGGCGGTTGACAGTTTCATGTCACTGTTTTCGCTTACCTTTGTCAGCGTGGCATGTGACAGGCCCGCAAGCTTTAAGAGCCTGCGTTGACTTATTTTGTAGGTGTCACGATTTTCAGCCGCCCATCGGGAGAATTGAGCAGTGGTTTTCAGGTGTATGATTTTCTCAGGCATCCGCGCACTCATCCATTGCAGAGCAACTTTCCAATAAAGCTTCTCGTATAAATTCAATCATCGACGCCCAATCAAAAGGCGACGTCATTACAAAATCAGGTTCGACCAAGGCGTCCGGTTCGTTCAGGTCCACGATCTTGTCACATCCAAAGAGATAGATCGTTTCGTCTTCAGGATGGCTGATGACATTCCAGACATTCCGAAACACCTTCGAGCGGCTGAACTGCCACGACACTTGATGTGGCCTCCAAAGTCCCGCCGTCTTAAACCTCTTTGTCTTGCAGACCTTCAGCTCCAACCAGAACTCGCCGCATGACATGGCCCCATTTATGTCAGGAATGCCAGCTCCGACACGCGCCTCAATCCGCGTCCACTGAACTCCCTTTTTGGTTCCCGCCTGTAAAGACCTCCACATCTTTGCTTCCGTTGTCAGTGGTATCTTTCGCGGCATCTACTACCTCGCCTTCGTTCGGGACTACATCGATAACAACAGACGGTGACAGGAGAGCTGGCAACTCCTCCTGAAGCCGTTTGATTTCAGCGTAAACTTCCTCACGTGACATCTGGTCGATCTTGCCGACCATGATCTCAGACCGTGACACGTAGAACCCAGCCGCCTGTCCGCGAGACTTTTCGGCTGCCACGGCTGCGGTGAAGTTTCCCTTCTCCATCGCCGCGTCCCTGATCTCTGCCATCTTGCTGACATGGCTGTCGAACGTCAGGTCTGTCCTGATTGCAAGCTGTTCCTTCATCTGTCGCACCCTCTCCACTACTTTGGGGAAGTAAGTCGGGTTCATAAGCTTGGGGCCATATACATGACACCACTTCTTCGTGAAGCCCGCTTTAGCCGCCGCCTCCGTGTAAGACATATTACCACCCGCCACGTAGCGGGCAAACCTCTCTTGCTTTTCAGTGATCCCCAATTCCCTGCGGGGATTGCCGACCGCCCGCAACGCGGGAAGGTCAGGCGGTATCTTACGGATGTCCTTCACCCTCCGGCGAATGAAACGTCCCATGTCACAACTCCTGTCAGGTTGCAGAGATAGCCAGTTTGAACTGTCACTACAAGGGTTTTGCTATAAGGAGATGGGGAAACAATATAAGTTATTGATATTATTACATAAAGGCGTTTTTCTTACCAGATCATGATCGATCACATGTTGTCTTACTCGCACGTCTAGGCAGAATAGAAAGACTGATAGACAATAAAAATGGCAAGACTCAGTCATTAGATGTCACACCCCGTGTCCGATGTGTGTCCGATGTCTTTCCTGATTTCCTGTTTAGTTATCAAGGACTTACAAGTTTTGGCAAGACTAGCCAGACTCTTTTGGGTAAAATCTGAGAAAAATAAAATTCTTCTAAACGGGTAAAAACGCCCTATAAGTCTTTCCAGAATTACTAACCCATTGATTTTATTAAGATATTTTAGGAAAGACTTAGGAAACACTCTGTCTGAAAAGTGTAATATAGACTTCTTATTTCTCCTTTGTTTTCAATAGTTTGTTTGAATAGAAAGACATCAGCAACACTCTTTGTGATTTTTCCTCTTATAGCAAAACTCCCTTGCCAAGTTCCGAGGACCGAGGACCGCCTCCCACAACCTTTTATCCACCACCCTTGACACGTGTCATGCTGGAGTTTATCTGTCTTGCGTTATCTTTATCCACTATCGAAAGGAGACTGACAGATGACATCCGAGTATGGATTTGAAGTTGAAGACAATGTTCCTTATGAGCCGAAGAAGTATAAGCGTGGCATTCAAAAGCGGACCTTTGACATTGAGAAGATAAGGTCTGGTTCTAGTATCTTTGTAACAAGCCGAGCGGAACGCGCCCGCATCACATCATCTTTCCACTACTATTATACAAAGTATCCTGAGCTTTACGGTCACATAACTGTTCGCAGTGTCCCTGAAGTCAATCAGGAAACGGGTAAGATTAACTATCGCGTGTTCTTTTTGGACAAGAACACGTTGAAGGCTGATGTTGCTCAAACGAGCAACGCCCCCCTGTCAATTTGATCTACCAGTTTGGTCAGATTTTTTGTTCCCGTTGACATGGGACCGAGGTCATGCTTGATTTGTCGGGCTGGCTTCATGCCAGTAGGCACCGCTTAAAGAACGGTGTTGATTTGCCCAACAACCCAAAAAATTGTTGGGCCTTTTGGGGGCCGTGATCAGCGCAACAATCACGGTCCCCACCTTATCCCCTTGAAAACATTGAAGAATAAAAATTTTATCCACAGCCGACAATTTTATTTGACAGGTTGTGGAAAAGTGCTAGCTTGTCTTTACGGTCGCTGAAAGGACCGTGGACCGAGAACCCAGAAAGGAACACTCTATGTCTCTTGTATATAAGATCACGGCAGTAGCAGTTATCAACAACAACATCGTAGATTTCGAGTTACTGTTTACGGACAGGGATGAGGCTGACAAGGCGTGTGAGTTTTTGAAGAACCTTGAAGAGATTTCGTCTCTTGAGTTTGCAATCGTGATACCGCTTACCTTTAAGGAATTTAAGCAGAAGCTTG